CTCTTCTTCGTAAGTCCGACGCTAGAAGCGAGCAACTGATAATCTCGCGGCTCCATTGGAAGTGATAAAGCACTTGCCAAATTTTTCGTGTCAACAGGGTAGATTTCCCTTTCTTCATCGATATACTCGCAGGTGTAATTGCTATCCTTGCAAAACTTTTTGATATACGGAACTAAACCAAGATAGATTTGTCTCGTGTTTAGATTCAGAAGTCGAATCTTTCCGTCCCAATATTTATTTTTAAACGCAGGTGAAAATTGATAGCCTGGAGTTGAAAATGTAAAGAACTCTGACATCTCTTGCAAGATGGCAGGTTCAGCAGTCACTTGGACATAGATGTTATTTACTTTTTCAACAACGACGTGTTCTATCATCGAGCACCCTGGATAAACTTCTCCCAGCCCATGTACTCTTTCAACTGCCACGTGCGATTGTTGAGTTCCTTCATGACGTTGGTGCAAAAACTTGCTGCTTCTTCATGATAGGCTTTCTTGCGTTTCATTTTTGCAAGATCATCGTCACCATCAAGGTAAACTTGAATATCAGATTTGAGAGTAAAACGAAATGGCTCCCAACCAAGTTTGTCAAGTTCTTCTTGATCTAACTTGCCGTTGTAGTACATCCATTTCATACGCTTGAGTTTGTCATATTCTAATCCTGCTCTTTTTGCAGCAAGATTATGTAATGACAAGTATTTGTTGTATTTGTTGTGAAGAATTGGAATGCGCAGAATTTCTTTTCCAGGCTCCGTAGTATCTACTTCGGAATCCCTTTCCCATTGCTGCATTAATTCTTCGAGCGGAGGTGTTTCTATTTTCATGCATCAATTATAAATCATTTCACATCAAAAGACAAGTAAGAACAAGAGTTGTCTTGCAAATTCTATAGTAGTACAATCAGTATGTCTGGTTTGAACGAAGTCTTAAGAATATTTAAAGATTATCTTAATCTTTCGTATTCATAGTAAGAGAATCTAAATGTTGCATCGGCGATTGCAATATTCTCTGCAGTATCTTGCGCATTAAACAATATTGTTCCCACTGAAGTTGGGAATAAATCTACAAACTTAACTCTGAAGTTTGGATTGTTTTTGTTTGTGAACAGAGTCATCACAGCACTACTATATTGTGGTTTATTCTTTTCTCTGCCACGAATGTATGGTGACTTTGCTTGTCGTTCCAAATTAACATATTCTTTGAAGTCAGTAGGAAACGTCATACCGCGAATCCAATCATGAATCTCGGTCCAGTTGCGCATATCTTCGTCAACTAGGAAAGTGATATTAAACGTATCATAAATCATTTTCTCGCCAGGAACATACAAATCAATAAATGGTGTCACTCTTGGAATTTCAGTCAATGAAACTCCTGGAACGTTTGCTGCTTGACAATAATATGTTGCTCCAGGCAAACGATCAAACGTCACTCTAAATTTGGTACTTTGGAGTAAGTCAGTATTTGTTGGTGTGCGCGTTAGTGCTGTCATTCTTTCTATTCCTAGAAACGATACAACTATTTAGGTGTGAAAAAAAGGGGGGCTTTTCAGCCCCCCTCATTTAGTATTGCCTTATTATTTTTTAAGTCGGCAAAACTTTTTCTAGCGCATCAATTATTGGTTGATGTTTAGAACAACGAACTTACGATAGTAGTAGTTGCTGTCGTTTGCTAGAGCACCTGTGCCAGCGCCAGTTGCGAATGGGTTTGCGACGAGACCATAACGGGTCTTGAAGCCAACCTTTGGCTGGTAGGTTTGTGGGTCGATTGCACGAACCATCTGCAATGGAACGTATGGGCAGTAGAAGAGACCAGCGTCATAAGCATTGGTTCCCTTGTATCCTACTACGACATAGTCTGCACCAGTTACAGAATATGGATCAACATAAACCTTGATGCGACCGAACAATGTACCTGCGAAGGTATTGCCTGTATCGTCAACAGTTAGGTTTGTTTGACCAGCTAGTGCTGAGTTGTAGTCTAGAAGACCAGTCATTGCAAGAGCAGAGGCAACGTCTGTTGAGACGATAACCATGTTGCCCTTTCCGCGACGGGTGTCTTTAGCAATCTTATTTGCTGCTCTTTCGATAGCGAACAAGAGTGACTTGTACTTCTCAACCTGCCAACGACCGCTTGTGTCGCTTGCTGAAGAGAGGTTGAAGACGTTACCAGTTGCGTTGTTTACGATACCAGCATTTGCTGTTGCGTAGACTGTACGGACAACTTCGCGGTTGATTTCTGCAAGAATTTCAGTTGACAAGATATTTGTCAATTCTGTTTCTGCATCTAGACCGTGAATTGCCTTGAGGTCTTGTGCAAGTTCTAGCGTGTATGATGCTTGCAAACCGCGTGTATTTGCTGTAACAGCAACGCGATCGATTTGGAAGCCCATTTGTGCTAGGTTTGCTGATTCACCGAAGGCTGTTGAGAAGCCAGGACCTGTATTGTCAAGACCCCAAATTGAGGAATTGGCATTACCAGGATTTACTGACAACGTTGATTGTGTACCAGTTGCTGCGTTACCTGAGTGGCCAGTGTTGGCTTCTTGGTAAAGAGCTTCGCCAGCACGTGCTGTAGCAGATGCGTATGTTGAACGCATTGCGAAGATCAAACCTGTTGGACCAGTCATTGGCTGAACGCCGCAGATGTCATAAGCCATTAGGTTTGGTAGTGCACGACGGACAAGACCGATTAGGATTGGGTCGAAGCCTTTGATGCTGCCTTCTGAACCATTAACTGGTGACATACCGCCACCGACGTTATTTGGTAGACCGCCACCAGCGACTGAACCAGCTTCCCATAGGTTTTGCATGGAACGTGATTCTTCCATTAGGGCGCGTTCTTGGTTCTCTAGAACAAGTGCAGTAACTGCACGCTTGTAAGGATCTGTGATCTTTGGGAGTTCTGAGTGATCAAGAACTGGAGCCCACTTCTTTGCATATGTTTCGTTTAGATACATTTTATAACTCTCCTGAGTTCTTAGTTAATTAGGCTTTTGGAGCCGTTTTTGTGATTGCATTTACATAATGTTTCATCATACCAGATACTTCAACTACTTCTGGTTCTTCAACAGCTGTTTCTTGAAGAGCCTTTACCTCACTTGTCACTTTCTTTGTTGGGAAGTAGTTCTCGCGAATTACTGCGAGCTTATTATTAAACTCACCCTCTGTGGTGAACTCCACGCCCTCTGCGAGCGAAATCATCTTAGCAATCTGTGTTTCAGTTAGACCTTCGCAGATCTTACGGACTGCTTCATTTTTCTTTGCGCCATTTAGTTCTTCAACTAGAGCAGCTTTTTCAGCAGCAGCTGCTGCCATTGCTTCTTCTAGTCCAACAACTTTAGCGGCTAATTCTTCAGCAACATCGACTTTCTCTTCTGGGATTTCGATGTAGTGTTCTGTGAATAGGTTCTTCAAGCCATTGATAAAGTCTTCAACGATTTCAGCGCGGAGACCTGTTTCAATTGCAACTTGATTTTCCTTGACCCATTCTTCAACTGCATAGTTGAGATACTCATCAACTTGTGCAGCCATTTCGTTCTTGATTTCTTCGATTGCTTCAGCAAGAACTGTTTCGTTCTCAGAAAGAACATCTTCAACAATTGATTCAACACGTGATTGAACAGCTGCTTCGAAGATTGTTGTTGCTTTAACGCGGAACTCTTCAGAGAGTGATTCGCCATTGAATAGCGCATCGACATCTTCCTTCATTGAGCCCTTGTGCTTGGCAACCATATCTTTCTTATAGTTCTTCTTCATCTCAGTTTCATCTTCATCATTCTCTTCTTCTTCATCATCTTCCATTTCGGCATGCTTTGCTTCAGCAATTTCTAGTTCTTCTTCAGCAATAACTTCGCCGTTTAATTCAACTGATTCGTTTCCTGCGCCGCCACCATCGTAGTCTGGATCAACGTCGCCAACTACTGGCTTTGCGAGACCTGCAGACTTAACGGAATTCATTTTCTTATCGCCTGCAGTTGATGTTTGACCAGGCTTTGGTGCTTCCTTAACGGCAGCAGCAGCCTTCTTGCCAACTTCATCGCCTTCTGGCGTTTCGTTTGTTGAGCCGCCGAGGTCATCCTCTTGAGCAGGAAGTTTTTGCATTGGTTCCTTGCCAGCATTCATTGATGCTTTTAGAATTTCAGCAGCAGATTCTGATAGTGACTTTGTCATTTGATTTAACTCCTAAAGAAGTAATATTATTTATAAATTTTAAAGTTTTGACACAAAATTCTCAAAGATCTTCAATGAGATTTCGTCAATTTGCTTTTGCTTTGCGTTCTTGATTTGGTTATAATATGCGTTGACATCTAATTCTTTTACAACGCCGTTATCCCAAACCCACTCTTTACCTTCCATAATACCTTGAACGAAAGCCCCTGGTGCGGATGGATCCGCTACGATATCTGCCGCTGTGGCTAGATAGAAATCATCTTGAACCACGTTAACACCATTCACTTCTTTAAGTGAACCCATGCCACGTGACGAGACTCCAAGAGTAGCACCGCCTTCTAGCAAAGACTTTGCAATTTTACCCATTGGTGTTTCAAGAATTTTTGCCTTACCAATCCAAGTAGAACCTTCCTGACGAAGATTGGTAATAAGATGTGATACGCGATCTAGATTGATGGTTGGTGAATCTGGATGACCCAACTCACCAAATGCGCGGTTTTTGCCGACGTATTCGGTCATGTAACGATCAACTTCTTTCTTCATCGTTTCTTCTTTATAAAGACGACCGTTACGATTTTTTTGTTCTGCTACAAGAAAAGGTCCTTCGATGAATAGCGATTTAACACCATTCTTTTCTTCAGTTATGACCTTAACTGCTTCAATTGTTTCTGTGATTAGTTTCATTTTACAACCCTAATGACTGTCTTCTTCTTAATGAACGTTTACGCTTGATTAATGAGCGCGCTAGTTTTGCTCTTCTTTTCACTTTTGCTTTGCGCTGAGAAATGCGACGTCGCAAACGCTCTGCAGATGACATACGTGTCAACTTACCACCACGAATTGTATAACCCTTTACACCAGAGACAACTTTGCGTCTTTGGACTTTGCCACCACGAACACGTGCTTTGACAAGTTTCTTACGACCCATGCGCACGACATTGGCTTCAGCAATAATTTTTCTTACAACTTCTGATACAATGCTCATTTGCCACCAATTGTAAATTTAACTTTGCTCATAGCGAAATTTGCTGCTTTATCAAATCCTTTTGGATCTTTGAGCATATCAGCAAACTTCTTTTTATTATCGTCGTTCAATGCACCATGAACCATATGAATGGCTTTTGCTGCACCGTGACTGACTCTTGTTTTCGTTCCATCAGCAAACTTCATCTGACGAGATGTTTGCTTTGGTGTTTCTTCTTGAGCATATTTTGCAACTTGCTCAAGACTTTCCATAACTTCTTCTAGTTCTGTTTCTTCAGCAGCCAATCCAGGGATTACTGATGCTGGATTTGTTGTGTTGCCTGGACGATATGGGATTGTAAATGTTAATCCAAGTTTATCGTTTGTATACAATGCAACTCGTTTTCCATCTGGGAAAATGCGAATACCTTGACGACGTAGCACCAACATTGGTGGTGGTTGAACTTCATCTTGCAATGCTTCGCATAACTGATTTTTATCAGTGATTTCAAAACTGTTTTGAATGTTTTTTCGCAATGCTTGAAATGACTGAACAGAACCAAGAGCTGCCTGTGATAAAGAACTATTGTACTTCATCAAAGCATCGCGTTGATTCTTAGGAAGTTTAGCGACGTCGCCAACTTGCGCATGTTTGCGCATTGCCATCTTAAGAGTTGGCAATTCGTTTGACTTCATGAGTCCTGAACGAACAAGCGCATTTAGTTGCGCATTGTTATCAGGAGCTGCTTCCGTCAACTTCGACTTCAGTTGTTTCAATTTCATTCGTTTCTACTTCTGGTGTAATGAGTGTTGAAGCAAGTTCAACTTTTTTAACTTCTAATGCATCAGTTACTTTATTTGCAATCGCAGACTGAAATGCAGTTGCAAATGCTTCTTTATCCTGATTCATTACCGCATTAATTAGATCAACGTTTTCCATAATTTTACTCCAAATTATTTAGTAATTTCTGATTGAAAGGCTTGGTCAACTGTTGATGATGGTTCAGCAACAGTTGCTGGCTGTGGATTATCTGATTGTTCTTCAGCAATCTCAGCTTCCATACGTTCAATACCTTCTTCATCAAAATGCAACACATGCTTTTTGACCCATGCTTTCGAATAATACGTTCCAACGTATGGATCAATTTGTGCCATAAGTTGCAAACGAGCACCCATGAGTTCTGCTTCCTTCAACTCAGCAAAGTTATTGTCTTTGAGGAAGTCGTAGTGAATCTTTTCTTTTAATAGTTCCCATTCATCGACGGAACAGATGCCCTTTAAAGACAACTGACGCTTCATCAATTCATCGAATAGTATTGTAAACTTATTGCGTAGGCGATCGATAAACTTGGTAAACTTCAACTCGTCTCTGGTGATTTCTGTTGAACGACCAAGAGAGAATCCTGTTTGTGGCTCGAGGCGAGAAACAGGAACGTTCAATGACTTGTATAGTTTGTTTTCGAAGTAACGAACGTCAGACAGCTCACCAAGATTTTGACCTGCTGGAAGAGTTGTAATTTCTGTTGCCTTACCTTCGCCGCGACGTGGAATCCAGAAGTCTTCCATCATTGACATAAACTTACGATCGTCTTTGACTTCACCAGTAGAACTATCGTACACAACCTTGTTGCGGAACTTTGTCATGATATCACGGAGATATTGTTCTGCTTTGATCTTTGGCATATTACCAACATCAATATAGAACACACGACGTTCTGGTGCGCGTGATAGGCGATAGATTACAACAGCGTCCTCAACCATTCGGAGCTGGTTGAGTGGCTTGATGGATTTGTGAAGATAAGACAAAACCATTTGACGTTTTGCGTCAAGCAACCCTGAGTTAACATTAACGATTGCATCAGCAGCAATTTTAACTGCAGTATCGTTGACTTGTGTTACCAATGATTGACCTTGTACAGTGGCTTTCTCATTGAACACATAGAATTCTTGATACCCATCAACAACTTCGATCTTTGTGCGTGGGTCTTTCTTTTTAATAACTGTGCGGACTTTCTTAATCTTACGCGGATCAATGTAAACCAATTCTTGGATTCCCATTCTTGGTTGCTTTTCGTCAATCAAGACTTGATAGAATAATCTTCCGTCGATATACCATCCACGAAAAATATCTGAACCCATATTGGAGAAGTCTAGTAAACGAAGAACATTTTGAAATTCTTCACGGATCATTTCTTTAATATTGTCTGGTTGCTCAAGATCGTCAACCATAATTGTGACTGATTTGCCAGTCACGTCGTGAACGATTGCTTCATTCACAATTTCGTCAATTGCAGATTCTAGTTCTGGCTGCATCGCCATTTCGCGATAGCGAGTGACTAGGTCGTTTTCGTTTTTAAAACTTGCTTCTAGATCAAGATAGGTTCCAAAATAACCACCAGCTGTAACAGTAATTGCACCGTCATCAGCAATAGGGACTGCGACTTGAGGCTGAAGTTGCTGAGGTGCCCCTTCAGGTCTTGTGCGGGTGATTTCGAAACCGAATAGATTGATTGCCATGCATTACTCCATTATAAAGAAGGGGGAGAAAAATTCTCCCCCCTTCCAATTTGCATTAACCAGAGACTGATTCAACTGGTGTTCTTAGAGTTGAAAGAATACCACGATCAACTGACTCCCAGTACTGGTAGGCAAAGTTGACTGTATACTCTTCAATCGTATCGTTTGAACCCCAATCTAGGTCAATTTGAGATACGTCTGTTGGGAACATTCCAACAAAACGATATGTCTTCAATTGACGACCGTCTTTGCCATACTGAATTACAGTAGCGTCGACACCATATTGCTGCGATGTACGAGCACGTGCGCTGCGAAGGTTTGAAACATTTTCATTAATGCCGCGAACCCATGATTCCATTGCGTTGCGAATCACGAAGTCTTCGTCATTTAGAATTGTTACTGACCAATCAGCAAACGTGCGGTTGCCAGCAACCTTAACTTCGCGACCGAAGTAAGGTACTGTAACCATTCCAAGCGTTGAGCCTGGAAGAGCGGCAGTCTTAACCATAAAGGTTGACTTTAGAGCTGCCGTCGCACCGCTAGTAGCAAATGATGGAAAGTTTAGTCGCACTTCAAACAGATTAGGACGTGCGCCATCACCTTGCAACTGTGTACGAAATTGATTTACGTTAAAAGCCATTGTTTTCTCCTGACTTTATCCTAGTCTATTTATTAGAAGCGACCAACGATCTCGTCGAAGGCAACACCAGTACGGACAGCGACAAAGTTCAACTGGATGAAGTTGATTGCCTTGGCTGGCTTGATATAGATGTCACCGATAAACTCGTTGCGATCAACAACTTCTGGTGTATTGTTTGTTTCATCACAAACAACACGGAAGTCATAGATACCGCGACGACCCTGAACTAGACGTAGGAACGGCTCAACAAGATTTACGAACTGAGCTCTTGTGAATTCATCATTGAATTCGAAGAGACTTGCCTTCGCTGCTCTGCTGATTGCCTTTTCTAGAACGATAAACAAGCGACGTACATTGATGCGATCAAAGGCACTTGGCTTGTTCAATAGCGTCTTATCGCCGAATAGAACAGTGCCTTCGCCTGGGAACGCAACAATTGGATTTACGCCAGCCTTGTATAGTGTATCGCGCTGTGCTTGATTTGGGTTGAATGCAAGTTTAATTACATTCTTCAATGCACCACGATTGAATCCAGCTGGTGAGAACCATGGATCACGATCTTGATCTGTGCGAGCGCAGAGACCAGCGACGTCACCGTTACATGGAATCCAACGGTAGGTATCGTTGTACTTGTCGTACTGATATTTCCAGTTGCTATCCATCACTGCAAACGAAGTTGAAGTGAGTGAGTTGCGGAAGTTGGTGATTGCAGATACTGGATCAGCAGCTTGTACGTTTGCAAGAGCAGGTGACAAGAATGTTACACAGTCACGGCGACCATCAGAAAGTGCAACAGTATTTGCTGCAACCGTTGATGGGTGACCTGCTGTCATAACAAGACTAATGTCAACATTGTCAGCGCTTGCGAACTGCTGGTAAGCGATTTGAACGTTACCGTCGGTTGGTGTTGCATCTGTACCTTGTACAAAGGAAACGCCGTTTAGATTTTCGCCAGCAAATGAGTGACTTGAGTTAGCAGCAACGCCCCATGTTGCGTTGTTTTGACCCATTGCATAAACATAGCGTGAGTTATTGAATAGAACATCGCGCCAATAGATGCTTTCGCCTGATTCGCCACGAGCATTTGATGCCTTAGAAATATTTGCAAAACGCTCAAGAACGGTGTTTGCTGTTCCGCTGATCAAGCCATCTTCGTCGATAACTGCAATGTGCATTTCATCGTTTGCATCAGACTTATAAGCAGCAGCAACCCATGCTGAAGTTCCTGGAGCAGCATCGAAGAATGGAGCGTAAGTCCAAGTTGAGAATGCCGTTGCGTTTGCGTTTGCGCAAATTGCAACTTTCAATGAGTTTCCTAGTGAACCAGCATAGCGAGCAGCCATAATGATGTCGGCGTTTGATGCGGTGAAGAAGCTGTTGAAGTAGTGATCTTCGTTGCGAACCTTGGTGTTGCCTGCCCAAGATGCGACGTTTAGAGCGACTGCAGTGTTTAGCGTTGCAGCGTCGGCACGAGAAACATATAGGCTATTGCTATATGCAAGGAAGTTTGCAGCGGTGAAGAATGTCAACGCAGTTGTTGAATCTGGTTTGCCGAATAGTTGTACGAGCTCATCTTCTGAGCCAACTAAACGAGCAACATCGATTGGACCCCACTGAAACGCGCCAGCAACAGCGCCAGTGGATGTGGAAACTGATGGGACAACTGTAGTTGCGTCAATTTCGGATACATTCACGCCTGGTGATACTAGAAAAGCCATGTTTTTGCTCCTATTAAATGGAGATTAAGAAATCTACGGTTTATTTAGTAAAATGGGGTTTTTCAATTATTTACAACAGGTCGCCACACAGCACCATCCTCTACATAACTGCCATCGTTATCGTCGACGTCGGTATGTCCACCTAAAAACGTAGGTAATTGTTCTTCTTCGATCTGCCTCATCTGCTCTTCATGAAGTTTGGCTTTGATATCAGTGTTTGTTAATTCCGAGAAAAACTGCTGATTGGTCATCCAGGAGAATAGGACAAGAGTCATTACAAGGTCGTCATGACTACCTTCTTCTGCTTCAAAACTAGTTCCATTAGATATGAAGGTCGAGAGTTCTGATATGGTCTCAAAATCTTGTATAATTAATTTTTGACTCTCAAGAAGATTCTTCATAAGAGAACATCCAAGACGCTTTACAGATTTTGTTGTTCGAATTCCTCTGTAAGATTTATTCCCATAACCCCATGTAATTGCAACCTTACCTTTAATATCTACCGTAGAAAGAATATTCTCATAGTCATAGTCTTCAAATAAAGAATCTACCACTTGTTGACCATTATCATTAATTTCTACCAACACATACGCTTGATTGTAGTAATCGCCCATGCGTTTGATAATCGATGGATATACAAGAGGGCTGATATTGTTATCCTTATATGTACAAACTTGTCGATATGGAATACTAGTGACGTCTATAACGCTGAATGCTGAGTAGTCTAACCCTTTACCGCGAGAAGTGTCTGCAATAATAACATAATTGTGTTCTGGAATCGGAGCTTGATAAATCTTAATTCCATTTTCAGTTAAATGCATTGGCTTCACAAATGCCAGAGATTTTAATCCTGCTGCAGAGATCAGGGTCCCTGATGAACCCATGAATTCGCATTCCATTTCCTGCAGAAACTTCTGTTCACCAAGAACACGACGTTGTTCGTCCGCCCACTTCTGATCACGACCTGGAACCTGACGCCAGTTAGCCTCAACGTGGGTGAATCCGTTTTGACCTTCAACTGCTTCAGTCCACATCCTATAAAAGTGATTCATACCGTTTGGCGTTGAAGAAATTAAAATTTTAGATGTTGTGCCAGAAGAAATTGTGGGATAAACGGACGTGAAAAATTCTTCGGCGATATTGCTCGGCACGAATGCAAATTCGTCGAGGTATAGTAATGAAATAGAGAAACCACGGATTGCGCTAGAAGCAGTAGAGTTAGCCAAGACGCGACATCCGTTTTCTAATTCAATGTCACCCTTGTTCCAAACTTTAACGCCTTGCTGAATCCACATCGGTAATGCTTCATATGCCAACTTAATACGAGCAAGAATTTCTCTTGACGTACTGGCTTTGTTAGCAAGAATTGCGACAGTCTTATCTTGATTGAATAGAATGTACCAGAGAATATATCCGACGATGATCGTAGTCTTACCGACCTGACGACCTGCCTTTACGATTACGCGACGATTGTTGTTAATATCATTGACAACTTGTTTTTGAAACGGATAAAGTTCAATCTGAACGAACCCTTTATCAAGTGTAATGATCTTAACATAGTTTTCGATAAAGTATGTTGGATCTTGAGCACACTTGACGAACTCACGGATTTGATCCTCCGTGAGATTCATCGCCATGTTCACTCGCTTCAGCTTGGGGTTGCCAAGATAATGCTTTAGTTTAGCCGCTATTGGATTCATTCTTTAATTGTCGCAATAACTCAGCAGTGCTTCCGACGAATACTGCTTTGTCTACATTGATATTGGTTGGTGCTGCTGATTCTTTTGGCTGAAGTTCTTGCTGTTGCTTTTGTAGAATCATGAGTTTCTCTGTAACGTCAGAGAGATTCTTGATCATGTTTGCTGCTACTTCATACGCTCTTGGGTGTTGCGATTCTCTCGCCACTTCAAGAATGCCGTCCAAAGCCTCATTACCCTTTTCGATAAGGTTGTAATAATTAGCACGAGAATAGTCAGCGTCAGGATTATCAACTGATCTGTCGGGCTCATGAATAGTAACACTCTTATTACCCTCGCTCACCACAGGAATATAATCAGTGTTTAAAATATCAGAAAGATTTTTATCAACTTCACTCATATTAACTTATATTTGGGAACTCAAGAATTGTTTCATCAAAACCAAATGCTGTTTGAGCATTTGCTGTAATTGGATTTGGCACAATAACTAGTTTACTTAACTGACTGTCTGCAGTATTAAACGTTTGTATTTTATACGCAGTGTTAGTTACTGCACCCGTCAAATAGCGATCTGCTCTGAGGATTCCGTTAACATCAGAAACAATTAGTGTTTTAGTTGTATTGCTCCAACTATCAACAAAGCCAGTTGCATTTGCTGCGCTCAATGTGCGCCCCTCAAATACTAGTTCGCCAGCCTGATAGTTACCAGTGCCAGTGCTTGCATTCATTGTCAATGAACGCTTGTTGTCTAGTTCGAAAATTGAATTGTATGTATTTGCTGTGGCTTTTCTAATGACATCGCGAGAAACAATTGGACCAAACATATAACCTTTCGCAGTAAATGTGAGAGTCCAGATCAATACTCTTGTTGTATCTCCAGTACCAACGTCATCAACGCTGTATGTAACGTTTTGAAGAATAAATGGCACGTCTACTTTTTGATCAGCTAAACCAATAATATCAAGAGTTAGATTATAATCAGGATTAAAGTATGGTAGAATTTGCTCAACAATTTGAGTGCCATCTTCAGTGTTACGCACATATATGTTCAATTCGAACTCAAAATTATATGGAGTTGTACGAATAGATTTTACTGTTGAGTTTGTATCAGGAGAAAAACTCTCTGTAAATAAATTTCTTTTTCTCAATGGATCATATGTGATTGCTGTCAATTCAAATGACATTCTTGGCAATGTGATTTGAACTTCTTTTGTGAGTTCAGGATCTTGCGTTATGCGTTGATAGAATTTTTCTTTCTGTGCATATTGCAATGGAACATTAATACGTTCAATTTCTTGAGTGCCTGCTTTGTTATAGCGAACCAAACGAATGTTATTGAACAGCGTTCCAAATGCAACCACCATCTTACGAGTGACGCGATGATAAAAATGAATATTAGATAACATTATGGCTCACCAAAAGGATTGATCTCAGTGAAGTCGATAATTCCGTCAGCTTCTTGCTCGACTCTTTCATTATCTTCCATGGCTTCATTATTAATATTTCTCATTACATCTGGTGCTTCATGCAATGTCCATTGAGCATTACTTGTAACGCCTTTGATCAATGCACCACCAGTAAATGCACCGTAGATGTTTCTCAATTTTAATTTTCTCGTTGGTAGATCCCATTTAGCAACAATTGCCTTTGCAGTTGCAGTAGCAAGACTTGCACCTTGATATACAACCTCAAAGTGTTGGAACGTTCCAGTTCCTCCAGCATCAACATTCAGTTCTAACGCATAACCTTGAACATCAGCAATGCGATCAATTTCTTCAGTGCCAGTTTGAAACAATTCGCCATTATACTTAAATGCTTCAACTGTCAATCCGTACATGTAAGGATTCTTTGAGTCTCTACCTAACTGGAAAAAGTTTTTTTCTTCTTCAACAAACTTAATTTCCATTAATTTAAATTGGATTGGTAAATAGATTAGGTCACCTTCTTTCGGCACTTCCCAACCACTACCCATAATTCTACTTACTTGGCGTTCAAATCTTCTGCGAGCCATACAAAGGCGAGCAGTTTCTTGAATTTCAAGACCAAATTTAGAGAAGAATTCTTTATTGCCTTCATAGTCTTGGAAAGACTCAAGATACATTTCTATCTTGATTGCCTTTCGATATGACTTA